GGACGTGACCAAGTACTTCAACGCTGTCACCCCCAACAGCAAGGTCGCCCCGTCGAACAACCTGCTGACCACCACGGTCAAGGCCGAGCAGCTGCCAGCTCTGCGCCCGTTGCTGCGCAACCCGGTGCTCATCATGCAGCTCGCCGGCGCATTGCTGGAGGAGTACGCGCCGGACGTTGAAGTGGTTGTAAAAAAGCCCTCGAACGTGCCGAGCGACTGAGTGACGACGGCCTGGGCCAGTTGATGGCCCTGGTCGAGCGTTGGTTGCCTGGGTGTGAGCCCACGGCGCACAACCTAGGCACGGCGAAATACCTGGAAGACGAACATTGGAAGCGCATGGAAATCGCCGTGGCCAACGGGATTGCCAAGGCGTTGAAAGGCTGACTGGAGAACCCCCTGCATGAGCGCGAACGCCACCAGCAAACTGGATTTTGTGCTGAGCCTGGTCGACCGGGTGAGCAGACCGCTGCGCCATGTGAATGCCAGTTTCAGCGACCTCGGCGAACGTGGCCAGCAAGGCATCAAGCAAATGGGCGTCGGTCTGGCCGGCATGATCGGCACCGCCTACGCGCTGAAAACGGCCATGGAGCCGGCACTCGCGCAGAACGCGGCACTGGGCGAAGTCAAAAGCCTGGGAGTCGCAGGCGACGCCCTGGAACTGCTCAACCAGAAGTCGCTGGCCTTCAGCATTGCCTACGGGGCCAATGCCACGGCCTTCGTCCGTTCGGCCTATGACATTCAAAGCGCGATCGCCGGATTGACCGGCACCCAGTTGGCCACCTTTACCAACGCGTCCAACGTGCTGGCCAAAGCCACCAAAGCCGATGCCGGCACCATCACCAGTTACGTCGGCACGATGTATGGAATCTTCAAAAACCAGGCTGATGCCATGGGCAAAGGCGAATGGGTCGAGAGCCTGGCCGGCACCACCGCGCTGGCGGTGCAGATGTTCAAGACCACTGGCGTGCAGATGAGCGCGGCGTTTACTGGCGTTGGCGCCAATGCCACCGCTGCCGGCATCGGGCTGTCCGAACAGATGGCGATTCTCGGCACCCTGCAGGCCACCATGAGCGGCGGTGAAGCCGGGACCAAATACAAGGCGTTCCTCTCCGGCGTCGGTGGTGCACAGGAAAAGCTCGGCCTGACTTTCACCGACAGCCAGGGCCGGTTGCTGCCGATGCTCGACATCCTCGACAAGCTCAAACTGAAGTTCGGCGACACCTTGAACCTGGCCGAGTCGGACCAGCTGAAAAAGGCCTTTGGCTCGGATGAGGCCGTGGGCCTGATCAAGCTGCTGATGAACGACACAGCGGGGCTGGCCAACAGCATGGACCAGCTGGGCAAGGTCAAAGGCATGGAGCAGGCCAACGCGATGGCCAAGGCCATGGTCGATCCATGGGAACAGTTCGCAAGCGCGATCGAGGCAGTACGGATCGCCTTTGGCCAAAAGCTGCTGCCCACCCTCAACCCGATCATTGAACAACTGGCGATCGGCGGCGGAATGCTGCAACGCTGGACCTCACTGTTTCCCAACCTGACCCGGGTGATCGGCTTGACGGTGCTGGCCATCGTCGGCCTGACCGCCGGTGTGGCCTTGATGACCTTTGTCTTCGGGGTGTGGCGCACGGCCGTGGTGCCGGTGATTGCGCTCTGGAAACTGCTGACCCTGGTGGCTTGGCGCAGTATCGGCGCGTTCCTGGCACAGACGCTGCTGGTCACCCTGTACGTCGCCGGCCTGATCGCCCTGGTGGTGTGGATGGGTCTGGTCAAGGTTGCCATGTTGCTCTGGCAAGGCGCGATCTGGTTGACCAATGCCGCGTTGTGGGCCAACCCGGTGACGTGGATCGTCATGGGCGTTATCGCTCTGGTCGCGGTGATCGTCGCCGCCGTTTACTACTGGGACGAATGGACCAGTGCCCTGATGAATACCGAGGCGTTCCAGTGGGTCAGCGAGCAACTGACCGCGCTGTCGAGCTGGTTCGATTCCATGGGCGGTTGGTCCGGCATGGCCAAGGCCGCCTGGGACGGCATCGTCAGCATCTTTCATAGCGCCATCAACAGCCTGATCGCGCTGCTGAACACAATTCCCGGGGTGGACATCAAGGCCCAGTTCGGCGAGTTGCCGGCCGGTCCCAACCTGGACAGCCTCGACGCGGCGAAAAAGGCCGAGCAGACCATCAACCGCGCCATTCCGTCGCTGTCGCCATCACGTTCCTCGGCCATCCCACCCGGCGGCCTGCTGACCAGCATTCAGAACAGCAGCACCCAGGACCGGGGCACCCGCATCGAAAACCAGAACATCTACACCAACAAACCGCTGACCACCCACGAACTGGAAGGACTGATGGAGCGCGCCGGATGAGCGATTACATCGACCTGCTGATTGTCGGCAATGACCTGGTGCTCGATCCGTCCAACCAGCCGTTGCCAGTGGACGACCGGGCCAGCATCGCCCAGGACATCGCGCACATGATCCGCGACAGCGGGCTGCTGGTGACCCTGGTCGCCGAGCGCGATCGGCTGCGTCAGCGCGACTGCATCCAACAGATCGAGCTGCTGGTCGAGGCCGACGAACGCCTGGTGCCCGGGACCGCGCAGATTCTTCAACCCGCACCAGGGCAGTACCTGGTGATGGCCACGACCGTTAAATTCGGTCATATCAAGGTGAGCCTGTGAGCGACGTAGATTTCAAGGAAGCGCTGGAGGATGCCGGCATTCCGACCACCGAGGCGGGCCTGACCCAGGCCTGGGAAAAGGAAGTCGAGGAACAGGGCAGCGCCTTCAGCAACACCAGCACCTGGTCACCGTTCTGGCGGATTGTCAGCGCGCTGGTGACCAAGCCGGTGTTGTGGCTGATCAACTTTCTGATCGACACGGTCCTGCCGAACTTTTTTGTCAAAACCGCCGTGGATAGCTGGCTAGACATGCTCGCTTGGGCGGTGAACGTCGAGCGCAAGGCCGCGACCACGGCCCTGGGTGAACTGCTGTTCACCCGCAGCTCCGCCGCCGGCACACTGGAGGTGGCGATCGGCACCCGCGTGCAGTCAGCCGCGATCAATGGCCACGTCTACGAACTGAAAACCGTGGAGCCGGGGACGTTCGTCGACGGCGCATCTCAGCTGAGTATCGCGGTGGAAGCGATCGAGGCGGGCAGCGGTTTCAACTTGGCCCCCGGCTATTACGCCATTTTGCCGGTGCCGGTCCCGGGCGTGGTCCAGGTGGTGAACACCGAGCACTGGCTGACCCGGCCCGGTGACGATCGCGAGCCCAACGATCAGTTGCGCCTGCGCACCCGCAACCAGTTCTCGGCGGTGAACCAGTACCACACCGACGCGGTGTACCGGGCGATGATCGCCTCGTTCCCGGGCGTGCGGTCGGACGGTGTGTACTTCGAGCATGGCGCCCCGCGTGGCCCGGGCAGTGCCAATGCGTTTGTACTGTTCGACGCCGGTGTGCCGGCGGATGAATACCTGGCCACGATCAACAGCTACATCCGCGAGCAGGGCAACCATGGCCATGGTGATGACCTGCTGGTGATGGCCATGCCGGAAACCCAGCACGCCATCAGTGTCAGCCTCTGGCCGCAGCCCAACCTGAGTACCGAACAGCGCAGCAAGTTAGAGGACCAGGTCGGGCAGTTCATCCGGGCGGCGTTTCGTGAAAGCACCACCAGCGACTACCAGCCGACCCTGACTTTTCCACTGTCGCGTTTTTCCTTCAGCCGTCTGGCCGAGGAACTGCATGAACAGTTTCCCCGGATCCAGTCCCTGGACTTTGCCAACAGCGACATCCTCTCAGCCCTGAACATCCCACGGATTCAAAGTCTGGAGGTGCTGCTCGATGCTTAAGCTCGCACTGCCGTTCTGGCTCAGTGGCGGCGAGCTGACCAAGCTCAAAGCCGCCGCGCAAGCCTGGTGGGAACAGGTCGAGGGCTGGGCGCAATGGCCCTTGCTGCAGATGGACGCCGACAGTTGCCACCTGAACATTCTGGAGCTGCTGGCCTGGCAACGCGACATCACCCGCTTTGCCGGTGAGCCCGAGTCGCTGTACCGCCTGCGCGTCAAATTCGCCTTCATCAATTCCGTGGACGCCGGTTCCACCGCCGGCCTGATGCGGGTGCTCAACCGCCTCGGCGTAGGCTATGTCGAGATCGAGGAGCGCTTGCCCGATCGGGACTGGGACGTGGTGCTGCTCAAGCTCAGCGACTCGCAGCTTTCGGACAACCCCGAGTTGTTGCGGGTGATCGTCCAGCAGTACGGCCGCACCTGCCGGCGCTATGACTTTGTGACCTTTTCCCCCGTGACCTTGATGGTCGCGGTGGCTGACTTTAACGACGATCAGCTGACCCTGATCGCCACGCTGTAGGAGGCTGCTTTATGGCCGCTGCCATTACCAAAGCCGGCGAAAGCCTGATTGCCCAGAAACAAGCCGGCGGCGAAGTGCTCGAGGTCGTGCGCTTTGTGCTCGCCCAGGTGCCCGGGCTGGACCCCAACAGTCCGGTGGACCGCGACGGTTTGCAGCCGCCAGCCGAGCAGATTGTGTACACCCAGGACTGCACCCAGAAAGGCTATGTGAACCCCAACCAGGTGGTCTACAGCCTGATGATGGGC